ATGGCCAGCAGCAAGCGCAGCGACGGCGAGGGGTCGCTCTACCAGCGGCACATCAAGGGGTGCGCGCGACCGACGAACGTCCGCAGCGACTCGACCTGCAAGTGTCCGTGGCGCGGTGCCCTTGTCATCGGATGGCACGATGACAGGCCAATCCGGAAGCGCGTCACGGCGCCCAGCCGCGCGGCTGCGGCCGCCAAGCTCCGCCAGCTCGCTGAGGATGTGACGAAGGGGCAGTTGCCCCATGGTCGGATCCCCACCGTGGCAGAGTGGCTGACCTACTGGCTCGAGAACATCGTCAGCGAGCGCAACCGTCCGAACACGGTCCGCACCTACCGGACTTACGTCGAGCACTACCTCGTTCCGAACATCGGCAGGCACCGGCTCGACAAGCTAACCCCCGAGCACATCGCCGCAGCGTGGCGGAAGCTCCGCCAGGACGGCCTGTCTGAGAACACCATCCACAACACACACGCCGCACTCTCGCGATCCCTCAAGGTCGCCCAACAGCGCGGCAAGGCGACTCGGAACGTCGCCACACTGCTGGACGCCCCGAAGCGCACGCGCGAGGCGCCGACGGTGCTGGACAGGGACGAGGCGCGAGCTGTTCTCGCCGCCGCACGAGAGGTCCGCAATGCTGCTCGGTGGTCAGTCGCGTTCGCCCTGGGGTTGCGCCAGGGAGAAGCGCTCGGCCTGCGATGGTCCGACGTCGACCTCGACAAGGGCATCGTCGTCGTCCGCCACTCCCTCGGCCGCGTGAAGGGTAAGGGACTCGTTCTCGGCCCAACCAAAAGTGGCAAGGACCGCGCCGTCGTCCTACCTGCACCGCTACTCGCCGACCTCAAGACACACAGGAAGGCGCAACTCTCCGAGCGGATGGCCGCCCGGAACGAGTGGCACGATCTCGACTACCTGTTCCCCTGGCCAGACGGCCGGCCCATCGACCCCCGCGAGGACCGCGACCATTGGAAGGCGCTACTGAAGAAGGCTGGGGTACCGGACGTTCGCGGGCACTCGGCCCGCCATACGGCAGCCACCATGCTCTTGGCGCTCGGCGTCCCGATCGAGGTCGTCAAGGAGATCCTCGGGCACTCGTCTATCACCGTCACCCAGATCTACCAGCACCGCGTCAACGAACTGCACCTCGATGCCGCCGAGCGGATGGCCAGCGCCTACTGGGACTAGGCGACGTCAGTCCTCATCGAGCGGGTGCGCGCGGACGTACCGTTCCAGCGCCCGGATGATGACGGACGTCAACGTCTCGCCACGGTCTGCCGCCACCCGCTTCGCCGCGAACCAGAGGTCATCCGGGATCCGAACGCCGCGCTTCGGTGTCGCGGGCTGGTTGGGCACCCGGAGGACGCTAGAGCCGGGTGTGGCCACACCTCCTCGATTTCGGGGACAGCCGTCCGAAACTGGTGCACACTCGCTCGATGATGGAGGATTTCGCGGTCCTCATGCTGCTCGGGGTGCGAGTCCGCGAGGTGATTGACTTGGCCGAGCAGCACATCTGGCTTCCCGACGACAGGCTGCTCCTCATCGACGCTGGCCTGTCTCATCATCAGCGAAGCGAGCTTGCGAGTCATCTGACGCCGGCCGCCGCCGTTCATTGATCTTGAAGGGCGTGTCAACAGCCTCGTCCTCCGGCCGCCCGAGCGGCCCAGCCTTCCCCGGATCGGGCGACCCGTCGGCGACATCCTTCGCCCGCCGCAGCAACTCGATTGCTGGCACACCCACGACCCGACCGACAGCAACCAGATCGGGCACGGTAAACGCCACGGCCCCCCTCATGCGCTGATTCAGCAGCGTGTGGCTCTTGAATCCAGCCAGTCGAGCAAGCTCGCGGACGCTGCTGATGCGCGCGTCCCACCTCGCCTCCTCGATCACGCGAGGCAGCGCGTCGTTGACCTCGCGGCCGTACTCCATCGGGTTCATGGCGTACAGGATGACACACATTCAGTCCATGCGGACTTAATATCGCCAGTTTGGATGAAAACCTTGCCAATGGACTGATATCGGTCCACTATTACGCCATGGCATCCCCGACGTACACCGCCGACGCGGTCCGGGCAGAACTGGCTCGAAAGCGGAGGACGCAGGCAGACCTCGCCGCGGCCCTCGACATGACGGCACACACGCTCGGGCGCCGTCTCAATGGCGAGGTTCCGTTCACCATCCCCGAGATCGTCGCAGTCGCGACCTATCTCGAGGTGTCGCTCGACATCTTCATGCCGCCAGTCGATCGATCGGCCCTCGCGTCCTGAAAGCACCGATCCCCGGCCAACACGACCAAGCGCGACCGGGGATCAGAACCGAGAGGAAGTATCCCACATGGGAACCATCAAGCGCACGACCCGCAAGTTCAAGATGACCCCGGTCGACTCGATCCCCGAGGCCGCCAACGGTGGCAGCCGTGGCCCCGCGGCGCACTGGGTCAAGATCGCCGAGCAGTGCAAGGCCAACCCCGGAGTGCCGTACATCGTCCGCTTCGACGACATGTCACCCAAGGGTCACCAGTCCGCAGCCAGCGGCATCAACGCCGCCAGCCGCAACAGCCAGTCCAAGACCGGCAAGAACAGGGCGTTCGCCGAGCCGGGATACACCGCTGCCTACCGCGACGGTGTGCTCTACGTCCGCTACGACGCGCCCGCCAAGGTCACCCAGATCCAGAGGCGCGGACGGCGGGGTGCGGCATGAGCGAGCGCCTCCTCTACTCCCTCGAAGATGCCGCCAAGCAACTCTCGGTCGGCAAACGCAAGGTTGAGGAACTCGTTGCCGCTGACGAGCTTGAGACCGTCAAGATTGGCCGCCGCCGACTCGTCCCCTCAGAGGCGCTCGATGACTACATCGAGCGGCTGCGGAGGTCGGCATGACCACGCTCACCACCCCCGAGCAGGCCCGTGACGCCGGCATCGCTCTCCGCGAGCAGCACGCCGATCCGCGCCTGATCCTGGCGGTCGACCGGGTCATCAACCGATGGGCGAAGTCGGGGCGCAAGTTCTCGGCGAACGACCTCCGCAGCAAGGTCCCTGTCGCTGCGCAAGATCTCGTCGCTGGCCGTATCAGGTCGGCGTGGATGCGCAAGGTCATCGTGCGCGTCGGCGAGGTCAAGTCCGATCTGAAGTCGACCCATGCCAAGCGCATCGGTCTCTGGCAGGGCATTGAGCACGCCGCCGCGAGGAGTGATGCCGCATGAACGCCTGCGCCTTCCCCGACGGCGTGCTTCACGACCACGGCAACGCCCAGTGCCACGAAGCGACCTACCAGGCCGGTCGTCGTGACGCTCTGACGCCCCAGCCCCTCGCCCCCGCACTGACCACGCACGTCGACCTTGGCGCGGTGTGGATCGAGCGTGACGGGCAGCAGGTCCGTGTCGACGCCGACGAGTTGCTGCCGTTGGTGCGGTCGCTGCTGTTCCACCTGGACGCGCTGGGGGACGCGCGATGAGCGGGCAGTCGGCCGAGTCTGGAGACACCCCCACCCTCGTTCCGATCGAGAACGCCGAGGCCATGCGCGACTACCTCGACGCGCTGAACGATGCCGGGATCGACTGCCGAGCCGTGGGCATGGACTCGCGCGGCGAGCCGTTCTTGATCTCGCTGAGCGGCTGCTACGCCGACTCGGAGGTCGTGCTCTACGGCAACCCGTGGGACAACGAAGTGGTGAGCCCTCATGAACACCGTCGACCAGCTCGCACGAATGTCCGAGTGGCGTGCCGCGAATCCTGCCCCCCGCCAGCCCGTCGACCTGGCGACCCATGAGGACGAGGACACGCTGCGGCGAGCGTTCGCCGGCATCTCTACTGCTGCTCGTTGTGAGCAGCGTCGTCCCGCACCGATCCGGGTGGACGAGTACGGCTACGACAGGCGCGGCCGCTACTACGCGGGCTGGGACGGGGGCGACGATGACTGACCCCACGCCCTCGCTGCCCGCACGCCTGATCCTCGCGGCGTTCGCGGGCGCGACCATCGCGTTCGGTGTCGCGGCGGCGGTTGTGGGGGCGGCGCGATGAGGTGCGCGCCGACTTGCATCTGCCGATGCCAGCAGCAGGGGTGCGGATGTCGCGCCGCTCAGGTCAGCGAGCAGCCGCCGCCGCGACCCGTCGGTCAGACCGCGCCATGCGGTCTCTGTAACGGGCGCGCCGATGCCCGGTACGTCACGACCCCGCTGGGTGACCGCGTAGTCGTCATCTGGTGCTGGACATGCGACACCCCGAGGAGCGCGTGATGTGCCCTCATTGCGCCGCCCCCAGAGACAAGCACCTGGGCCACGAGGTCCAGGGCGTCTACGACGGCGTCCTGTTCTGGTCCTGCACCTCGTGTGGCCGTGCATGGTCGCGCGACTGGTCGGACCGGCCGCGCATCCAGCAGATCGCAGACGAGTACGTGCGGCAGCTCAACGACCACGCCGACGCCAGCCCCTAGACCGGGCGGCCCCGGTTGGCGCGTGGGGAAGCGCGTCACGTCAGGCCGGGGCCGTCCTGGGACAGAAGAACCCCCACCGGATGCGAGCCAGTGGGGGCCAGAGCAGAACTCCAACACGAAGGGTAACCGACAGTGACCATCATCGACGACCGCGCCGAACTCCTCGGGCTCGCCATCCTCAAGAAGGGCGCCCACCCCAACCCCGAGAACGGCGTCTGCCTCCTCGAGGCCGTCGCGTGGATCTCAGGCGAACCACACACCGACCGCCCGGAGTGCGCCTGCCCCGTGCTCGGCTCGTTCGGGCGCGCGCTGAACGACGTCCTGCCTGACGACAAGCGCCAGCAGCTCGTCCCCCTGGCGCCGCTCATCGTGGGCACCGCTAACGACGGTCACGCTCAGGAGCGCGGCCTCATGGCGGCGGACTGGCTGATCCGGACGTACACGCCGACGTGGCTGCGGCTAGCGGGACTGGAGGAGGCGGCGGTCTCACTGGAGACGCTTCCCCGACGCGCGTCGTGGGATGACGTCGAGGCGGCGGTTCCCGTAGTCCAGGCTGCGCGAGAGAAGGCCCGCGCCGCTGGGGACGCCGCTGGGGCCGCCGCTGGGGCCGCCGCTGGGGACGCCGCTGGGGCCGCCGCTTGGGACGCCGCTGGGGCCGCCGCTGGGGCCGCCGCTGGGGCCGCTCGGGACGCCGCTCGGGACGCCGCTGGGGCCGCCGCTTGGGACGCCGCTGGGGCCGCCGCTGGGGCCGCCGCTGGGGCCGCTCGGTACGCCGCTTGGGCCGCCGCTGGGGCCGCATTGCAGCCCACGGTTGACGCGCTCCAGGACTCCGCGATCGACCTGCTGCGCCAGATGTGCACGCTCGGTGAGGAGGCCGCGCGATGAGCGACCACACCCTCTTCGTCCGCTACGGCACCGATCCCGAGTACGTCATGCGCCGCTACGACGACGGGACCGTGACCGCAAGTAGCCGCCCGCTCGGCGGCAACCACTGGTCCCCCGAGGTCGAGCTGACCGCGCAGCCGATGGAGGCACCGTGCTGACCCGCCGCCTACCCGGACAGCCCCGACCCGCCGATGACCAGGGGGTGGCGGTCCATGGCTGAGCAGAGGGCAGAAACTGACCAGAAGCGCGGCCACCACCTGACCGTGGTGAAGGACGACGACTTCGATCCCGAGTACCCGCACTTCAAGGGCACGATCACCTGCCTCGTCCCCACCAAGTGTGGCGGCTGGCAGGAGTGCCCCGAGTCCCACCAGATCGAGGGTGGTCCCGTCAACGACGGGCCGTGGGACTCCGATGAAGACGCGCCGTGGTTCGAGGAGGACTACTTCACGTTTCATGGCGTCGAGCACGAGTGGCGCTACGGCTACGGCTGGACGGTGCCCTTCGAGGGGTGCTGCGTCGCGGACAACGACTCGTCAGTGGATTCCGTCCACGACATTGGGTTGGAGAACGGCGAGGGAACCTACGTCGTGGATGACGAGTGGGACGACACCTCGTGCACCCTGATCGTGGTCGAGCGTGTGAGCAGTCGGCCCGCCCAGGCGGTGACCAATGACTGACTACCCGCCCATCCTGCTGCTGCTCGTCCCGGACGTGGCCCTTGTCGCCGCCGTGGCGTTCCTCGCGCTCTGGGGCCTCGTCTCGTTCCCGTTCGCCGTCCTCGTGGGCCGCATGCTCCGCGACCAGGCAGCCGAGGACGCGGTCACGGCGCGTGACTTCGGTGAGCCGACGCGCGAGCAGATCGAGGCGGGCTGGCTGTTCGACGACCCCGCGTTCATCGACACCCCGATCTACGCCGAGATGCGCCGCGAGGAAGACGTGTGGTTCGCGGCGTCAGTGCTCGCTGACATCGACGAACTGCCGGGAGGTGACGCGGCGTGATCACCGAGCCCACCGTCATCTGGGACATGCCGGAAGACGAGTACCACGCCCACGAGGGAAGCCTGTCTGCATCGGGCGCCAAGCTCCTCGCGCCGCCGGCACCCTGTCCCGCGAAGTTCAAGCACCAGCAGGAGAAGGGGCGCCCGGACAAGCCTGAGTTCGACTTCGGCCACGCCGCCCACCGCATCCTGCTCGGCAAGGGCAACGACATCGAGGTGCTCGTCGGCAGAGACGGCGAGCCCTTCACCTCGATGCGCACCGGGGCATCCAAGGAGGCTGCGAAGGCGGCGCGCGCGGCGGGCCGCGTTCCAATGCTCGCCACCGAGTACGAACGGGCCGAAGCGGTCGCCAAGTCGGTGCGCGAGGACCCCATCATCGGCCCCGCGTTCACGGCGGGCGACGCCGAGGTCTCGCTGTTCTGGCCTGACGCGGAGACCGGCGTCATCCGCCGCGCCCGGTTCGACTGGATCACGCCCGAGGTCGCCGGACGCCGCCGCATCATCGTTGACCTCAAGACCGCCCGCACCGCCGAGCCCTACGCCTTCGGCCGCTCCGCGGCAGACCTTGGCTACGCCATCAGTGCAGCCAACTATGTAGACGGCGCCATCGCCTGCGGCCTCGCAGACGACCCCGTCTTCCTCCTCGCCGTCGTCGAGAAGACCGAGCCCTACGTGGTCACCACCTTCCAAGCCGACGACGACCTACTCGAACTAGGCCGCGCCCTCATGCGCAAGGCCATCCACCTCTACGCCGAGTGCACCCGGCGCGACCAGTGGCCCGGATACGTCACCGACGTCGCACGGCTCGAGCTGCCCGGCTACTACATCCAGCGAATCGAGGACTTGATCGCATGACCACGCTCGACACCATCACCCAGCCTCGCCCGCAGGCGCTCACGCAAGCCACCGCCGTCGAGCAGGCCCGCGCTGTTGCCGAGGTCGCCGCCGCCGTCCGCGTCGCCCAGGAGAACCCGCGCGACGAGACCACGGCCATCGCTCGGATGCGCCAGGCCTGCGGACAGCGCGCCCTCGCAGACCGCGCCTTCTACTCGGTGCCCCGCGCGGGCGGGCGCGTCGAAGGCTCATCCGTCCACCTCGCCCGCACGCTCGCCGCCTGCTGGGGCAACATCGACTACGGCATCCGCGAGCTCAAGCGCGACGACCAGGCGGGCGAGTCCGAGATGCAGGCATGGGCGTGGGACCAGGAGTCCAACGTCCGCTCCTCGCGCTCGTTCGTCGTCCCCCACGCCCGCATGGTCGGCTCCGCGAGGCGCGGCGACAAGCGACGTGAGCGACTCGACGACCTCGGAGACATCGCCAACAACAACAACTCGGTCGCCGCCCGCGCAGTGCGCGAGACCATCTTCACCATCCTCCCGGTCTGGTTCACCGCCGAGGCCGAGTCGCTGTGCGCCGGCACGCTCAACGGCCAGGGTGGCGAGAAACCGCTGGCCGCGCAGATCGCCGACGCAGTCAAGCACTACGCCGACTCGTTCGGCGTCACGAAGACGCAACTCGAGGCCTACGTGGCCCTCGCAACCGGCGAGTGGACCGCCCAGACCGTCGGCGGTCTCCGCGTCCTGTCGGGCGAGCTGACGCGCGGCGAGAAGCAGGTCAAGGACGAGTTCACGCCCGCCGAGCCCGAGAAGCCACGCGGTGTGACTGCCGACGACATCGCCGCCAACACGCAGGGCGGTGAGCAGGCATGAGCACCGAGCGCATCACCATTACCCGGTCACAGATCCAGGACATTGACACTCTCTGTGCCGGAATCGTCACCCGCGACGGCGAGATGGACGCTTGCTGCAAGGCAGCGACAACCATCATCTACGACGCTGAGCACGCGAGCGTCTGGCCTGCCTGCACATGGCACGCCCACCGGTACGGCGGCGCGCTGACACTGGCCCAGATTCGCGAGGCGCTCACGCAGGGCGCCACTCGGTTTGAGCGCGAGGTGGCCCCGTGGTGACCGCCGCACAGACCCTCCGCGACGCCGCAGCGACGATGCGGGAGCGGGCGCAGGCGGCGACACCGGGACCATGGCATGTCGAGCGTGATGAGATGTCGGAGCAGCTCTGTGTCTACAACGCTGACGGCGTCCATCTGGCCGAAGTATCCGAGTGGTCGCGCTGGCTAGGGAACGCCGACTACATGGCCCTCGCTGCTCCCCCGTTCGCGCTGGCGGTAGCTGCCTGGCTGGAGGCGGAGTCCGCCTCCCTCGATGCGATGGAGACATTCGAGGCCAAGACGGTCAAGCAGGAGCACGGGTGGTCCATCCGGGGCGCCGGGATCGCCGTGCGGAAACATAACGACGGCGAGCTTTCGATCCACGTTGACACTTCGCAGGCCGCCCTCGACGTCGCCCGCACCTACCTCGGCGGTGACCAGTGACGCGGGCGGGGCAGGCGGACGAGTTTGGGAGGTCGTCGCATGAGCCTCTGCATCTCCTGCCACCGCCGCATCACCCACGACGAGACCACCACCAGCGGCCGATGCGACGACTGCCAGCACGACCACGAGAGGGAGGCGTCATGACCAGCCCCCGCGACCTATCCGACCTCATCGGGCGCATCCCCGCGACGTCGCCCGACGACATCGCAGCCGCACGACGAACCTGCGCCCACTACGCCACCGACGCCGATGACCTGCGCGGGCTGCTCGACGTGCTCGGGATTGGAGACGAGACGTGACCACGCCAACCGTCTGCGCGGACTGCGGCGGCTTCTGCACCTCACGCAGCGCCCCGCCTCGCTGCTGGGAGTGTCGCCGACGAGATCAGGCGGGCGAGTTCTGGTCGACCGACGTGCTCACCGATGGCGAGTGGCGACCGACCGGGCCGGGCGGGGTGCTCCAGTGGCAAGAAGGTGCGCAAATGCAGGCCTCGGCGCCAGGCCTCACGCCTGCCGACGTGGCAAAGATGATCGCCTGCCCTACCTGCCGCGCGCGCGTCGACCAGATGTGCCGAACCACCACCGGTCGCACCCGCTCGCCTCATCCGACGCGCTTGGTCATCAAGCGCTGCCCCTGCGGCGAGCCGATCAACCCCGGCCGGAAGGTCTGCGACGACTGTCGCGCCGAGGCTCGCCGAATCAACGGACGCAATGGAATGCGCGCCACCCGAGCAAGGCGACAAGCCATCAGGCAAGCAGCGGCGTGATTCGCCGCCATCCCACACCTCTACTTCAGAAGGAGACAGTGTCATGAAGGCAGGAAGTGTCATCCGGATTCCCGACGCCGTCGCAAGCCGCACGGCCGGACGTGAAGTGATCCAGCCTGGCCTGCCGGGTCGCTGGTCGATCTGGTCACAGGCTGCCGGCGCGCCCGGCGCCCACTTCGCCGTCCCCATCGATGCGGCAGCCAGGGAGACGGGCGTCAAGTACGCAACAGTTCGCATCACCAAGCCCCAGGGCGAGACGGAGCGGGTGCAGCTCATCGCCACCGATCCTGCGGTAGCCATGCCAAAGCCGGTGCGCGCAGCGTGACTGGATCCGCTCCCGCGCACATCTCCGGATGGTGCAGCGCCCCGCCAGGAGCCCGACCACAGCACGACCGATGCCAGGTCGCCGGATGCGCATGCGAGTGCCACACGACGAGCGACGAGGAGGCTGCCTGATGGCCAAGATGCGCGGCTTCAAGCCGGAGATCTGGACCGACGACAAGTTCGTCGAGCTCAGCTCGTTCGCGCGCCTGCTGTTCATGGGCATGTGGAACTACGCGTGCGACAACGGCCACCTCGACGACAAGCCGAAGCAGATCAAGATGCGGGTGCTGCCGACGGATCCTGTCGATGCCGAAGTGCTCCTCGCGGAGATGCTGGAACTGGGCATGGTGGTCCGCGATGACGCGGGCCTGACCATCCCGAAGCTCCGTGAGCACCAGCGCCTCGACAACCGCTATTTCACGTGGTGCGACCGCTGTGAACTCGACGAGATCCCGGAGCCCGCACGCAGTAAGCACCCCCGCCACACGTCGGGCACCCGTCGTGCGCACGACGTGACACCGACGAGCACTCGCGTAGTCACGCGTGAAGGAAGGAAGGAAGGAAGTAGGGAAGGTGAAGGTGAAGGAAGTGTCGGTGATCTGACGACCACCGAGCCGACCAGGCCCGAGATCGACGCCATCTGCGAACACCTCGCCGACGAGGTCGAAGCGACCGGAAGCAAGCGACCTGCCATCACCGAGAAGTGGCGACGCGAAGCACGTCTCATGCTCGACCGCGACGGCCGCACCGCCGAGCAAGTCCACGCCTGCATCCGCTGGCTCTACGCCAGCAACCACCCAGACGCGATCTTCTGGCGCCCCAACGTTCGCGCCATCCCCAAGCTCCGCGCCGAGTGGCACAACGCCGACACCGACCGTCGCAAGGAGATCGAGGCCGAGGTCGCCGCACTCACGCCCACCGAGGACATCGCTACCCGAGGCGGTGACTCATGAGCGCACTCAACCCATGGCGCCGCGCCTACGACCGTGGCCGCGACGACCAGAGAGCCGCCGACGTCGCCTACCTCTACGCGCAAGCCGACGTACACCACGGACGCGTCGGTGACCAACGCCGCCGAGGTGCCATCCGACACGCGGCCGATCGGCTCCGAGATGGGCGACCGACTGGGCGCCCCGAGGACATGCAGGAGGTGACCCATGGCTGACCTCTATTCGGCCGAGTCTGGAGACACCCCCACCCTCGTTCCGATCGAGAACGCCGAGGCCATGCGCGACTACCTCGACGCGCTGAACGATGCCGGGATCGACTGCCGAGCCGTGGGCATGGACTCGCGCGGCGAGCCGTTCTTGATCTCGCTGAGCGGCTGCTACGCCGACTCGGAGGTCGTGCTCTACGGCAACCCGTGGGACAACGAAGTGGACTGGGGCACCGGCCCGTCGTGCGTCGAGTGCATGGCCCAGCGCCCGCACGGGATCGACAGCGTCCGCTTCCCCGCGTTCATCGTCCAGGCCCCGACCGAGGACGGCGCGTTCGCGGGGTGCGGTGTCGCCAATCCGCCCGCACCCGAGTTGAGCGCCGACCACGCTCGCTGTCGGCGCTGCGGCGCGGTGGTTCACCTGCTGCTGATCGCGCACCACGACCGTGACTGCCCTGTCGCCACACCGACCGCTCCGACCAAGGGCGGTGACGGTGATGAGTGACCAGCGTCCGGCCGAGAGGGGAGACCTGCTGCCGTACTACGAGGACGATCTCGTGACCCTCTACTGCGGCGATGCGCGCAAGCTCACGCCGTGGCTCGCGGCCGACGTGTTGGTCACTGACCCGCCCTACGGTCGCGCATGGCGGCAGTCGTCGATCAAGCACCGCAGTGGACGCGGGAAGTCGTCGCCCCACGAAGGCATCCAGGGCGACACGGACACCACGACGCGTGACGCGATTCTGGCACTCTGGGGAAACCGTCCCGGCATCCTGTTCGGCGACCTCATGCTCACGCCGCCGCCCGGAACGCGGCAAGTGTCGGTCTACGTGAAGCCGCCCGACGCCGGCACCCGCGGCGCTTTCGCGCAGGTCAGACGCGACCTCGAGGCGATCTACTTCACTGGGACCCACGGCGCCGGCATCGGCGGGCGGTCTGGCGCCTTCCGCACCAACGCCTCGAACGTGGGCGGCAACGCGGGACTGGCGGCGAAGGCCGGCGGCCACCCGCACACCAAGCCGCAGGACGTCATGCAGGAGCTGATCCTGCTCACATCGGGGGTTGTCGCCGATCCGTTCTCCGGCGGCGGGTCGACGCTCGTCGCCGCCAAGCAGCTCGGCCGCCGCATCATCGGCATCGAACTCGAGGAGCGCTACTGCGAGATCGCCGCCAAGCGGCTGTCGCAGGACTCCCTGTTCGGAGATCTCGTGAGGGTCAGTTCGACCGGGGCGACGTCATGAGCCGCCCCCGCAACCATCGCCTGATCCACCTGGCCGACCTCAACGAACGCCACCACGGACGCATGGTCGAGGTCGCGGGCATCACCGGCACGCTCACCGACGTCATCGCGGTCGGTGCACGTGTCCAGCTCGCCCTCGTTGTCGGTGGCGCGCGCATGTGGACCGACTGGATCGACGCCAACGAGACCGCCGAAGTGTGGAAGGAGTCCGCGATGACCGCCAGTGAGTGCCGCTCGTGTGGACGCCCATGGGACCCCGACCTCGAGCCATCACCCGGCGGACCGACGCGCTGCGAGGACTGTGCCAACGACGTCGCGAGGGAGGAATGATGACCGCACCCACCGCCCCGTGTGCCACCTGCGGCACCGCCTGCAACTCGGCCAAGACGCCACCAGAATGCGCCGACTGCCGACGACGCGCGCAGGCTGGCGAGCACTGGTCACCGGACGTGCTCACCGATGGCGAGTGGCGACCAACCGGCGCTGGGGGCACGCTCCAGTGGCACCCCTGGCCAAAACCGCGCGCAAAGGTCGCCAAGTGCGGCACTGATGGCGGCTACTACCGCCACCTGCGCCGCACCAAAACCGAGCCGTGCGCGGCATGTAGACGCGCGCACGCACTAGCACAGGCGAAGCGGAAGGAACGCGCCACATTGCGGGTGGTCGCATGACGCAGCTCGACACCTCCAGCAGCGCCTCTCGACAGCACTACATCGACACAGGCGAGTACCTGCCGCTCCGGACACACCTATCCGGCTGGTGCACCGCCCCAACCGGCGCGCGACCACACCACGAGCACTGCCACGTCGCGGACTGTCAGTGCGCGTGCCACGACGAGGAGGGCTGATGGCACGCATCCGAACGACCAAGCCATCATTCTGGGGCTCAGGGACCGTCGCCAAACTCAGCCGCGACGCCCGCCTGACGACCCTCGGCCTCATCTCGTTCGCTGACGACGACGGCCGGTTCCTCGCCGCGACCAACGCGATCAACGGCTTCATCTACCCGAACGACGACCTGCCGCCAGCCAGGGTCCGCAAGTGGATCGACGAGATCGCGAAGGTCGGACTCATCCACGAATACGAGAGGGACGGCATCCGCTATGGGTGCTTCCCGAGCTGGCACGAGCACCAAGTCATCAACCGCTACACGCCGTCCTCGCTCCCTGAGCCGGGCGTGCCATGTGTGCCTCGACCGACGAAGGGAGCGAAGGAATGACTCACGGAACACTCACGGAGTCCTCAGTGAGTTACCACCCGGTCACTCCCGACAGGAAGGGAAGGGAAGGGAATAGGAAGGGAACTCGCGGAGCCCATCCATCCTCTGACCTCACTAGCAGCCGATCGCGGCCTGTGGATAACGCCGCCGCGGCAGCCACTCACGACCGCGACGCATGGATGGGACTTCGTCCGATCGGCGGTGGTCGGTGATGGCGACGCAAACGGCACCCGATGTCTCAGACCTCGACATGCTCGACGACGCCCACAGACACGCCCGTTGCTGCATCTGCACCGGCACGTTCGGGCCGCTGATCGGAGTCCCGTACCGCGCGATCTGCGGGCGGCGCGCGATCAACCTGCGCGAGTGGGACGACCCGATGACCTTCCCGCCCGACGCCTGCCACGACTGCCTGCGCCTCTGGAGTGCGGGGTGTCCAACATGCCCGTGACTAAGGATGACGCCGAGATGCTCACCGCGCTCGCATCAAGGCGCGGCCCCACGGCGCACCACGCTGGCACGAACCGGGCGTCATGGCCGCACTCGGCAAGGTCCGCCACTTCGACCTTGGCGAAGTGATGATGACGGTTGGACGGGCGGCACGGGATCGCACCCTGGAGACCCCGGCAGCGATCGGCAACCCCGCCGCGCCCTGCTGGATCGAACGGCCCGTCGAGCGCTGGCAGCCCGAGAAGGTCGAGCGCTCCAACCGCTGCGGCGTCTGCAATCAGCGCCGCGACATCTGCGAACGCACGCCGCGATGGGCCGACGACGACCACGTGTTCACGCCCGACTACGTGCAGCCTGCCGGTTCAGCGGTCGACGAACTCCGCGACATCACGGCCGCCGCACGCGCTGCCCCACCGCCCGCCGATCACGACGAGGCGACCGAAGAGACGCCCGAGGAGGCGCTGTGAGTACCTGCATCAGTCGCGCTGGCGAGTTCAGCGCCCACGAGTTCAGTGACCCGAACTACCCACTGACCTGCCAGTTGTGCTTCGTCTTCGACGAGGACGAGGCGAATCGACGGCTCCGTGCCGCTCGCTACCTCGTCGGCGACTGGCAGGTCAACGGGAACAGCCGAGCGCTCGGCGACACAACCGCCGCTGTCTGGCACCTGGCAGCACGGCAACTCCTGGCGGTCCTCGCTGGCGACGATGCGCACGACGTAGACCCGAAGCTGCCCGCGAACTCCGCGCGAACAGCCGACGAGACCACGACGACCGCACCCGAGGAGGGCTGACTGATGAGCGACCATGCAATTCGCTGGACCTACGAATATGGCGGCGTCAGCGGCGAGGCCATCTGCCTCGCCGATCCCGACGCCGACTGCCACCTGACCAGCATCGCCTGCGAATGCGAGCGCTGGGGCGAGATCTGGCGACGCGATGACGGCACGATCTGGCATCGGATCGTTGACGGCGGTCCCATCGAGCCCCAGTGGCACGAGGTCAAGGTCGGCCCCGACTGCAACGTCTGCCTGTTCATCAACGACTCCGGCTGCGTTGAGGAGCTGACTGCGCCGGGCACCGAGTTCGTCGTCGCACAGACGCCGATCCGGCCGGTCTGGCAGGACGACGGCTGTGACTGGGAGCCGGTGCTGGCGACCGACGGGAGCGAGGACTGATGAGCGCCCGCTACCCCCAGCCCGCCGGCAGTGCTGTCGACGAGCTGCGAGACATCAAGGCCAAGGCGGCCACCAAGAGCGAGACCGAGAGCGAGGCGTCATGACTGACCTGACCGCAACCACCCGAGTAACCGTCGAGGTGTCCGGTCGACGACCAACGATCGCGGACATGCAGGTAGCCCTCGACATCTTGGCCGCCGAGGGCATCCCGTCAACGTTCGACATTCACGTTGATCAGCGCACCGGGCGCGAGTACATCGAGGGCGTGCCGGTGGACGAGCGTCCGATGACGTTCACGCTCAGCGTGACCGCCGAGCGTGCGGCGGCTGTCGCTGCGACTACCGAGGAGGCTTCATGAGTGCGAGTGGGCAGATGTCGACCGAGTCTGGCGTGCTGACCGAGACCGACCGCGAGACGATCTCCGAGGCGATCTGGCTCTGGGACCAGACTCCCGAGCAGACCGTCGAGGATCACGTCCTGCCGGTCGTCGAGCGCGTCGTCGCTGCTCACAAGGCGCGATGGCAGGGGGAGGCGCTCCGCGCCGAAGCCGCACTGATCGGTCGTGGCACCTGCTGCCCCGAGTGCGACGGCGTCGCGCAGATGATGCTCGACCGTGCCGACCAGATGGTCATTTCGACCGGACCGACCGCCGCACCAACCACCGAGGGGGACGCATGAACAACGAGGCGCTGAACGAGAGGCTGGCTGAGATGCTGGCCGAGCATGAATGGACCCGCAAGTCACGGTGCACCTGCCATTGGACGCCGCGGGCCTGCATGTTCCCCGAGCCCTACGTGAATGGTGCCGACCAGTACCGCGCGCACGTTGCCGCCGCGCTGGTGCCCGTCGTGCGGGCGATGCAGGCGGAGGCGTGGGGCGAGGGCGGTGCGCACGTTGACAGTCGCGGCGTCTACGACCCTGACGACAACCCGTACCGCAGCGACGAGAGCGAGGGTGGGCGATGAGCGAGTGGATGTGGCCCATCGGAGGGCTGCTGGTCGCGCTGGTCGCGCTGCCCGTGGCGGTGTGGATCAAGCGGGCTGGCGAGCGTGACTGGCGCCGCCATCAGGTCAGGCAAGTGACGATCCGCATCGTCGCCAACGTGGCACCGGCGGTAGCGACGCTGACTGGGATGGCGACGGCGATGGCATCGGCGATGAGGGCCGCAGCCGACTTCGAACGAACGATGGCGCAGGTAGCCAAGTCGCTGACGGCCGCCGAGACGAGCAACGAGGGGGACGCGTGAGCCGCTGCCTGCACTGTGGAGCCGAGACGACCAACGGCCTGGCGTTGTGCGAGCTGTGCCAGCGGTTCGTGCACGACTGCCTGGAGTTCCTGCCGGTCTACTTCCGCAACCTCGCACGCTGGCGACCGGGACGCGCAGGGTCACGCCAGGTCGCCGGGTCACGGGTGCTCTACGACGGCATCGACCGAGGCGCTGGCACGGGCGACCGGATCAGCGACACGCTGGACGAGACGCTGACGATGCTCACCACGCGAGCACGGACGCTGGCCGAGGACCGACCGCACTTCCCTCGACCACTGACCCTGACCGACGCCGTGCTGACCGACGACATGGCGGCCGCCTACGCCGACGCGCTCAACGACGACCCTGCGCGCACCGTGGTGTTGCTGTGTGCCGGTGTCGACGAGCACCTGATGTCCATCGCGACCACCGAGTGGTGCGGCGACATGGTGCGCGAACTCGGCGAACACGAGTCGCGATTGCGGGGGCTGACTGAGTCGGCTGTCCCCGGCTGGTACGCAGGAGGCTGTCGGCAGCCGGTGGGCTTCGACGAGACCGGCGCCGTGATCCGTTGCGAGACCAGTACCTACGTCGCGCCCGGGCTGACATGGGTGACCTGCCGAGGATGCGGCGCGACCACCCACGTCGCCGACCACCTGCCGGTGATCCTCGAGGAAGCACGCGAGTGGGTAGCTCGACCCAGGGCGCTGGCCGAGGCGGTGGTAGCGATGGTGCCGACCGAGCAGAGCGTGCCCAGGCTGTACGCCCGCATCCGGCAGTGGGTGCACCGAGGCGACCTGAAGCCACGGCGGAATCTGACGCGTGGCTACACCTGGGACGCCGACGCTGGGCGCATAGTGGTCGCCGACGTGGAGATCGGGCACGCGAGGTACCGACTCGGCGACGTGCTCGACCGGGTGCTGACCGAGGGCGCGACACGCCTGGGGCCGAGCGCGGACGACAAGACCACCGTCGCATCGTGACGTGCGCTACCATCTGTCACAGGTTGGGCGTCGTTGGCGTCCCCACACTTAGGTCCCCAGCGTCGTCCGCGACTGCTGGGGTTTCGTGTTCCAACCCCACCGTCCCGAGCGCTCGGGATTGGATCGGCACACCTCTGGCCATTGCGAGAACAGGGCGCCAATGGATCCCCTCGCGTTGCCCGGGCGCTGGACCGCTGGGAACTGGGTGCGACCGGCAAAGTTCAAGGAGGTCAAGATGGCCCTCTTCCATGTTCCGGACTTCGACCGACCGGCATGCGCCAAGCCTGAACACCTGCCGCTCGTCGACGCCGCATACCGGGCCCCGGGTGGTCCCGAAGGTCAGCGGATGCGGGATGAGCTCTGCACCGGCTGCCCGGCCGGCGACCAGTGCCTTGCTGCGGCGATGACCCGCGGCGAGTGGGGTGCCTGGGGCGGCAGTACCAAGCACGCACGGACCCGGCACGGCGCGGCTCGGACGTCGCTGCGCTCGAGTTCGTGATGGGCCGCCGCGTCTACCGGTACGCCGGCCGCGATTGGCCCGACCCGCGCGACACCAGGGCCTGGCGTGCGCTGCGAGACCGAGTGGTGAGCGAGGAGCCCACCTGCCGACTTCGCATCGTTGGCGTCTGCACCACCGTTTCCACCACCGCCGACCACATCATCCCCGTCCCCGAGCGGCCAGACCTCGCCATGGAGCGCACCAACCACCGCGGTGCGTGCGCGTCCTGCAACCGGGCTCGCAGCAACCTCCCAGACTCCGCGCTCGTCAAGGACAGCGCCCGCCCTGCGCCGGCCCTGGAGATCTTCAGGTGCTGACCGTCATCACCGGCCCACCCTGCGCGGGCAAGACAACCTACGTCGCAGACCATCGAGACCCCGGCGACCTGGTCATCGACCTCGACGCCATCGCTCACGCGCTCGGCTACCCCTCCACCCACGTCGAGTGGAACGACCAGCACCCAGCCCTCGCGGCCGCCCGGACCGTCCGGCAGGTCATCCTCGACCAGGCACTCCGCGCCAGTGCCGCAACGTGGCTGATCGAGGCCAAGCCGCACCCCACTAGCCGACGCATCTACCAACGGCACGGCGCCCGGATCGTCGACCTCGATCCCGGCCGCGCCGTCTGTCACCAGCGAGCGGAGGCCGCAGGCCGGTCCGCCGGGACACGGCAGCAGATCGACCGCTGGTACGGCGTCGCCTCCACCAACGCACCCGCTCTCGACCTGTTCGGCTGACCCGCGGGGCCCGGAAAAATCCGAGGGGTGTCCAACCGAGGCCGGATATCCGGCCTCGTCTCTCTCCCCGGACGACCCATGTCACGCTAAGGAGCCGCCGTGCAGAAGGACTGCGCGCAGTGCGGTGAGGTGTTCGAGGCCAAGCGGTCGACGGCGAAGTACTGCGGGGATCGGTGTCGGCAGCAGGCTCGACGCAAGGTGCCGGCGGCGGAGGCTGAGGCGATCGAGCCGCGGCTGCCGTCGATCGTGACCACCACCCAGGCCGAGCTGACGCGGATCGGGAAGCTCGACACGGTGCTCGGTGCGCAGGCGATGACGCTGGCGCAGCGGATGACGTCGATGAAGGACACGGGCTCGGCGATCGCGGCGCTCTCGAGGGAGCTAGACCGGGTGATGCTCCGGGTTGCTGCTGGTGCTGCGAAGCAGGAGGACCAGCTCGCATCTGCCAGGAGGCGCCGTGACGAGAAGAGGCGCGCGGCGGCCGAAGCTCGCGAAGCGTAAGAATCCGGCGGCGTGGTGTCACGAGGTCGAGTACCTCTACACGTTCGGGCCCGAGGTTGCGGACATCGCGGCGGAGACCGGGCTGATCCCTGACGAGAACCAGCAGTGGATCCTCGACCAGACCTTCGGGTACGACGCGACTGGTCGGCCGGCGGCGTTCGAGGTCGACCTAATCGGGCCGCGGCAGAACATCAAGACGAGCTCCATCATCATGATGGAGATCGGGTGGATGTACGTCACCGAGGAACCGTTCATCCTGCACACCGCGCACGAGCTTGACGCGACCGAAGAGGCGTTCATCGACCTGCGTGAGCGGCTGCTCGATACCCCGCTGCTGCGCGCCGAGCTCAACCCGGCGAAGGGTGACCGGGACACCCCGGGGATCTATACCGGCAACGGGTCGTGGGAGATCTGGCTCCTCAACGGCACCCGCTTGAAGTACAAGGCTCGAGGTAAGGACTCCGGGCGGGCGCTGGCTGCTGACAAGCTGGTGCTCGATGAGGGGTTCGCGCTCCAGAACTCGCAGGTCGGGTCGCTCTATCCGATCCTCACTACGATCCCCGATGCTCAGGTCGTCGTCGCGTCCTCGGCCGGGAAGCTGTACTCCTCGGTGTTGCGCGACCATCGGCATCGGGGTCGCAATGGGCTGACGGCCCGCCAGTTCTATGCCGAGTGGGGGGACCGGCAGCCGTGGATCGGCTGCAAGTCCCGGCATTGCAACCACGCGAAGGACGCTGTCGGGTGTGCGCTCGACGACGAGAAGCGCTGGGCGGAGATCATGCCCGCCTGGGGGCTGCGTGTGTATCCCGAGACTATCCGCAACATGAGGCAGGCGATGCCGCCGCTGGAGTTCGCTCGCGAGTTCATGGTCTGGTGGGAGGACCCGCCGAACGGTGACTCGTCGGGCGTGTTGGACCTGAACCAGTGGGCGGACCTGAGGGACCCGTCGGCGCCGGCGCCTGGGCGTGTCGTGGTCACGCTTGCGGTGTCGCCGGACCGAGAGCGTTCGACGATCGCGGCCGCCGGCGCTCACCCTGACGGGCGGACGCTCGTGGTCACCACGACCCGGCCTGGGACGTCTTGGGTGGTCGAGGCGCTGGCGGCGCTGTACGAGAAGCGGAACGTGGTGGGGAAGGTCGGTCTGCGGCCGAACTCGCAGGCGGGTGCACTGATCGGTGACCTCACCGCCGCGGGGATCAAGGTCGAGCCGATCACCAGCGTCAACGAGGGCCAGGCGACTGCGGCGTTCATCAAGGGCGTCGAGGACAAGCGCATCGCGCACGTGGGCCAGGCCGAGCTCGATGCCGCGGTCGCGAACGCCACCACCAAGATCACCCCGAGCCAGACCGAGGTGTGGGACCCCCGCGACGCCACGGTCGACATCTCGCCCGTCGTCGCTGCCTCGACCGCGGCGTTCAAGTGGGCCGCGACGAGCAAGACGCCGCCGCCCGCGCCGCGCCGCGCCGCGGGATCTCGTGCCCGTCGTGGGAGCGAGGTCGCGAGCGCCGGCTTCTGACCGACCTGACCGAAGGGAGACACCGTGGTCGACACCCAGCAGACCCCGCCTCCCAGCCCGGTCCGGGAGCGTGGCTACGCCGCCGACAAGGGGTCGGGCTGGTGGGTCGACCTCAGTCAGGAGACGACCCCGGAGCTGCGGTGGCCGCTGTCGATCGGGGTGTTCGACCGGATGCGTCGCCAGGACGCGCAGGTCGCATCGGTGCTCCGCGCGGTGCAGTCGCCGATCATCCGGACGCAGTGGCGGCTGGACGGCTCCGGGTGTGACCCGGAGGTGACCCGGTTCGTCGCGCAGAACCTCGGCCTCCCGATCGTCGATGACGACCCGGAGAACGACCACCGCGCGGCCATGCGGGGTCGGGACCGGTTCTCGTGGGACGACCACGTGCGGCTCGCGTTGCTGATGCTGCCGTTCGGGCACATGTTCTTCGAGCAGGTCTACCGCTTCGACGAGAGCACATCGAAGTTCCGTCTGCGGAAGCTCGGGCCGCGGCTGCCGCACACCATCTCGCGGATCAACGTCGCGCGCGACGGAGGCCTGGAGTCCATCGAGCAGTGGGGCTCCGGGCTGGATCTGTCGGGCGGCGTGAAGCTCCCGGTGAACCGGCTCGTCGCCTACGTACTGGACCGCGAGGGCGGGAACTGGCTCGGGCAGTCGCTGCTCCGGTCGGCGTACAAGAACTGGCTGCTGAAGGACCGCGCACTGCGGACCTGGTCGCAGTCGATCGACCGCAACGGCATCGGGATCCCGAAGTACAAGGGCGCGGAGAACGAGACCGATCTGACCAAGGGCCAGGACATCGCCGCGGACATGCGAGCCGGGGACAACTCCGGCGTGGCTGTCGCCTTCGGTGCCGACGTGGAGCTGATGGGCGTGAAGGGCACCCTGCCGGACATCGAGAAGTTCGTCGCCTACCACGACGCCCAGATCGCCCGCTCGGCCCTCGGGCACTTCCTGAACCTCGGCGGGCAGACCAACGGCCAGGTCGGGTCGTACAACCTCGGGTCGGTCCTGTCCGACACCTTCCACCTCGCACTGGACGCGGTCGCGGACCTCGTCGCGACGGTCGGGTCGGCCCACATCATCGAGGACCTCGTCGACATCAACTTCGGCCCGACCGCCCCGGCGCCCCGGTTGACCTACGACCCCATCGGGACTCGGCAGACCGAGCTCGACCGCGTCCGTGAGATGGCCGGACTGTCGTCCGACGCCGACCTGACCAAGTTCCTCCGCTCCATCCCCAACCAGTAGGAGTCCTGATGACCAAGATGGGCCGCTACCGCTACTGGGGAGACCAGAAGCCGGACACGTCTCGGCCGCTGCTGACGTTCAGTCGGCCGCAGGAGGCTGTCGCGCCCGCCGCCCGCACGGGTGCAGCCGAGCCGCCGGCCGTGACCGGCACGCTGCGGATCTACGGGCCGATCGACTCTTGGGGCGGCTGTTGGGGCGTCTCGGCCAAGGAGGTCGCACAGGCCCTCGACATGCTCGGCGACGCCGAGCGGATCATCGTGCGCGTCAACTCTCCCGGTGGCGAGTCGTCCGAGGGACGCGCGATCGTCAACCTGCTCCGCGCCCACCGCGCCGAGATCGTCACGGTTGTCGACGGAGCCGCGTACTCGGCTGCGTCCTACATCGCCGCCTGTGGCGACGACAGCGTCATGAGCCCGGGAACCACGCTGATGATCCACGACACCAGCACCTTCCTCTATGGCAACGCGGCAGCGTTCCGGAAGACGGCCGACGTGCTCGACACGCTCTCTAACAGCGGTGCCGAGCTCTACGCAGAGGTCGCTGGCGGCACGGTTGAGGAGTGGCGTGCTCGGCAGGAGGCCGAGACCTGGTACACCGCCGCTACGGCTGTCGAGTCTGGCCTCATGAAGCGCGTGGCCACCGTGCCCGACGCCGGCGTCGCTGAGACAGCCGGTGATGACGAGCCGGAGACCGTTGACCCGACCGACGTCGAAGAGCGCGCCCAGGCGAGCTACGACCTCTCCCTCTTCGAGAAGGCCCCCGAGCCCTCGAACCCTAAGCCCCCGACCGCGTCCGCGGGCGGGACCACCCAACCGGAAGGAGCTGCTGTCGTGGACTTCAACGACACGCAGATCACGGCCCTGCGCGAGCAGGTCGGTTTCCCCGCGGACGCGGACGCCGACACGATCGTGGCGGCCGTGACCGAGGCACTCGGCGAGCGCGCCGAGGCCTCCGAGAGCACGACCACGACCCCGCAGATCCCCGAGGGCATGGCCCTCGTGGACAGCGCGGTCCTCGCCCAGCTCCAGCAGGGCGCCGAGGCCGGCCGCACCGCGGCCACCACCCTCGCCACCCAGGAGCGCGACCGCGAGATCGCGTCAGCGCTCGAGGCCGGCAAGATCGCCGCCTCGAGCAAGAAGACCTTCGAGGAGCGCTGGGACGAGAACCCGGCCGGCACGAAGGCCATCCTCGACGCACTCACCCCGGGCCTGGTGCCGACCGACGAGGTCGGGCACGGCGGCGACACGGAGGGCTCCGCAGACGCCGCCTTCGAGGCCGCGCACACCGCGACCCTCGCCAAGCACGGCATCAAGAAGGGGGCCTGACCATGGCCGACTACCTGCCCAAGTACTTCCGCGGCCCGAAGCCGAACATCACGGTCGGCGCCGGCGGCATCACCGGCGGCAAGCTGCTCGAGCACGACGGGACCGTCACCGCCGCCGGGTCGAAGACCGTCATCGGCGTCGCCGGCCACGACCAGGTCGCCGGCAAGGCCGTCACCTACTTCCCGCTCCCCGGGAACGTCCACCGACTGATGGCGGGGACCGGCGGCGTGACCGCCGGAGACCTGGTGAAGGCCGACGCCGCCGGCAACGTGGTCACCGCCACCTCCGGCACCGACGCCGCCGAGGCGATCATCGGCACCGCCCTGACCACCGCGACGGCGACCAACGTCGCCGAGATCCTCGGAAAGTGAGGGCCTGAACATGGCTACCTCTTCGCCCGCTGCGCCGTCGCTCACCGGCACCACGCTGAGCATCGACGCGTACCTGAACAACCCGAAGTACTACGCCCGTGCGGCTGCGGACTTCCAGCTCACCCGCCCCATCGGCGGCGTGCTGCTGAAGGGCCGACTCGACGTCACCGGCTCCGGTGCGGCGCTGTTCGAGCAGATCGACAGCCTCTTCGCCGAACAGCCCGCGGAGGTCGTCGACCAGCTGGGTGACTACCCGCTCGTCACCACCGGAAACGGCACGCCCTCGGTCGCGCAGACGATCAAGAACGGCCTCGCCACCGAGTTCTCCGACGAGCTCGTCGCGCGGGGGCGGTTCGACGAGTTCAAGCGGAAGACGCAGAAGCTGACCAACTCGGTCGACAAGCTCTTCGACACCACCTGCATCACCGCCGTCTCCTCGGCCGTCACCGCGACCACGCCGGCTACCGCGACGTTCGACAACGCGTCCGGCAATGGCTTCCGTGACATCCAGGTCGCGGCCGCGAAGATCATGGAGGCAGGTGACGCGCTCGGCGTCTCCTACAACCCCGACGTGGTCGCCTGCCGACCGCTGATCTTCGCCTACGTCGTCGAGCAGCTGGTCAAGCTCGGGGCTCTGGACAAGGCCGCCGCCCTGGTCGCCAACGCCACCGGCATCGCTTACTCCGCGGGCGACGGCATGACCTACGTGCGCGCGAACGCGTCGTTCGGCTCCGGCACCAAGGTGCTCGTCGCCGACTCGAACATGCTCGGCAGCATCGCGACCGAGGACCTCGGCGGTGGCTACCAGCGCATGGGCGACGACCCGCTCGACACCGAGGTCAAGACCATCCGCGAGGACAAGAACGACGGCTGGCACATCCAGGCCCGCAAGGTCGCCGTGCCCTTCGTCACCGACCCGGCCGCCGGGATCTGGATCACGGGAGCGGGTGCCTGATGTACACCGTCATCGTCCCCCTGATCCAGGTCGCCACTACCGGCGGCGGCGCCGTCCAGGTCACCAAGGGCGGCGCCGTCCCGAGCGACATCACGCCCGAGGCGCTCGCCAACCTCATCGACCTCGGCTACGTCGAGGGAGCCGAGAGCGGATCGGACGAGCCCGAGGGTCCGCCGGCGAAGTCGGCGTCCAAGGGCGACTGGGAGTCCTACGCGCGCTCCCAGGGCGCCACGGACGAAGACCTGGCCGGCCTGAACAAGGACGACCTCGTCTCGCTCTACGGCGGCTGACATGGCGCACAACGCCACGCACGTCGTCAACGAGGGCCTCGTCGCCTACGTGCGTCTGACCGACGGCGGGACGGTGACGCTCCACTCGGGCGACACCGTCCCGCCCGAGGCGGACGCCGTCCACGTCGCCACGCTCGCCGGGCGTGGCGTCCTGTCCCAGTTGGCCGACCAGCAGTCCGAGCCGAAGGCCTCGGCCGGCGGCAAGCCGAAGGACTGAACCGTGTCGGAGTCGACCACGCCCACCTACGCCCAGCTGGCCGAGTACCTCGCGTACCTGGCTCAGCTGGCCGACATCACCGGTGGGCTGGTCGACCTCGACGACATGCGGCCCCTCGCACTCGAGGTGCGGCTGGCGTCGGTCAAGGCGCTGCTCTACGCCCGCCAGTCCGACATCCTCGATCAGGACAACGTCGAGCAGTTCCCGTTCTTCCTCGAGCTGCTCAACGGGGTCGCGGTCGAGGTCGAGTCGGTCACCGGGACGAACCCTCAGAACGGGACGGTGCGGGCGCTTGCGGTGCAGGCGATCACCTACGGGGTGGCGGCTCAGATCGAGTTCGCTGCCTACCCGGAGCAGCAGCTCGGCGACTCCGCCCGAGCAGGACAGTTGCAGGGCCGGTTCACCGAGCTGTTGGACCGGTTGCGGGCTGTGGTCGCGGAGGGAGCAGAGGGGGCCCTTCCGGCGTCGGTCGGTGGACCCCGGGGGTCGTTCCCGCCGGCTCGGCCCTACCCCGACGCCGCTGAGCGCTGGCCGGGGTCCTGCTGATGCTCGACATCGACGTCGAGGGCCGCCGCGCGCTGGGGCTTCTCGACGATATCGGGGACCGTCTCGGTCGGCCGGACGAGATGCTCGACCTGCTGGTGGACCGGGTCCACGAGTACGAGCGTGACCTGTTCGCATCCGGTGGCAACGGCCAGTGGCCGGCGCTATCGGCCAAGACGGTCGCGCTGAAGGGATCGAGCCGGGTCCTCGTCGACAGCGGAGACCTCCTCGCGGACCTGACCACCGCCCGGGACCTGATGGGCGACGAGGCCGTCGTGGCCTCGGATCGGGCCTACGCCAGGTTCCACAAGTCCGGAACCGGCCGGATGCCTCGCCGTGACCCGTCTCCCCAGCCGCCCGAGCAACTGGTCGCGCAGTGGTCTGAGGATCTTCTCGGGTATGTCGTGGACGGCCAGCGATGACGCTGCGGCTCGTCACCGCCGACGACCTGTGCCACGGCATGGAGACCGTCCTGCGTGGCCAGCTCGGTGGCCTCATCATCGCGCTCGGGCTCGATGAGCGGCCGCGGCCGGAGCGGCCGTTCGAGGTGCCGAAGGTGTGGGACCAGGTCCCTGTGCTGGAGGCGCTGCAGTCCGCGGTGGCGAACCGTGCGGTCGGGGCGATCACCTCGACCGGGATCGTCGGGCAGGTCACCACCCGCCGCAACGCCGATGGGTCGCAGCGTCTCGATGCGACCTTCCTGGTCCGGGTCGGGATCTACGACCGGGGTTCGGACTACAACGTCACCGCCAACCGGGTCCGCACCTGGGCGGCGCTCGTGCGTGCCGTCGGGCTGCGGAACCCGACCCTCGGTGGTGTCGCCGGGGGTGTCCGGTTCGTCACCGAGAGCTACCGGCAGTTCCCCCAGCAGGGAGTCGCGCGGACCCTCGGTGGCTGCGCGGTCGACTTCCACGTCGACGCCCGCAACATCGCCGACCTCGCCGACCTCGACGGCGCCCTCCCGGTCGTCGAGTCCCCCTTCTCCACCGTCACCGTCCGAAACCACCAGGAGTAGGAATGTCCCGTCCCCAGATCATCGTCAACGTCAAGGCCGCACTCCAGCGGCGCGGCGTGACCACGGACACCGGCCGCGCCTTCCTGGTGTACGCCGGCGCGACTGGTCCCGCGGCGCCGGCCCGGTGCCTGTCGGCCGCGGATGCTCTCGCCGCTTCGGTCCCGGCCGCTCAGGCCGCCTACGTCGGCGACGCCCTGACCCAGGGCGCCCCCGAGGTGTGGGTGCTCCGGGCGACCGCGGTCGACGCCGGAGCGGTCACCGAGTCCGAGTGGGACGCCGCGCTGGCGAAGCTCACCGCCGACTACGGGCCCGGCCAGGTTCTCATCCCGGGGGTGTCGACCTCGGCGGCCTACGAGGCGCTGCTGACCCACGCGAACGCTTCCGGGCGGTGCGTGCTCCTCGATGGCGCCTCGAACGCCGCCGCGTCCGCGCTGACGACCGCGGCAGCGGGTCTCGCGGCGGCTGCCGGTGCTCAGCGCGCCGGGATGATCGCCGGGTGGGTGACCGTCCCCGCGACCGGTGGCGGAACTCGCAACGTGCCCGGCTCGGTCATCGCGGCCGGTCTCGCGGCGCGTGGTGACGGGCGTGTCGGGCACACCAACCACGCGCCTGCCTTCGACCAGGGCCTCGGGGCTGGGGTCGCGATCGGTGGCACCGCGGTGACGGTCGCCTACACCGACGCCGAGCTCGACTCCCTGTCGGATGCCGGAGTCTCGGTGATCCGCGACGTCCGCGGCGTGCCGACCCTCTATGACTGGAAGTCGGTCTCCGACGACCCGAACTTCCGCCAGCTCAACTGGGGCCGGATGCACATGGAACTCTCGTTCGGGATCTCCTCGCTGGTCGAGAAGTTCCTCGGTCGCCAGATCGACGGCCGCGGCGCACTGTTCGCCGAACTCGAAGGGGTGCTCCGGGGCTACTTCCTGCCGCTGTGGCAGGCCAACGCCCTGTACGGGGCCGAGCCGGGGGACGCGTTCGACGTCGACACGTTCTCCCCGAACACGCCCACCACCATCAAGGCCGGCGAGCTCCACGCGCTCGCCGAGGTCTCCCTGTCCCCGTACACCGAGAAGGTCGTCATCGATGTCACGACCTCCGTCGCCGAAGGAGTCGCGGCATGACCACGTCGCAGATGCAGCTCATCACCGTCACCGTCGACGGCCGTCCGCTCGGCGTGTTCGACACCCTCACCGGTGGCGAGCCCACCGCCGAGGTGCCCAAGCACCGCCCGGGGGGGATGACCCAGGAGCGGTCCTACCCTGGGCTGCCGTCGTTCGGTGACCTCACCGTCGGCCGTGAACTGGATCAGCAGCGTGACCTCGAGCTGTACCGGTCGCTGGTCAACCGGGTCGGTCGGGCGTCGTTCACCGTGTCCCGGCAGCTGCTCGACGAGAACGGTGCCCCGGTCGGCCGGCCGATCACCTACATCGGCCGGCTCAGCGCGATGACCGACCCCGAGGCCGACTCGAACTCCAACGACCCGTCGATGTGGCAGATGACCGCCGTCATCACCGGGCGCGCCTGATGAGCGGGCAGTCCATCCTGGCCGGGCTGCGGAAGGCCCGAGAGAAGGCGCTCGCCGAGCTCACCATCGACCTCCAGGTCCCCGGCCTCGACGACCCGAAGGTCTACGTGCGGTACCGGCCGATCCAGCAGCGCGAGGTCGACCTGGTCCACGAGCGCACCCGAGACACCAAGAGCGAGGACCGCGATCTGATCGCGAACGCCTCCCTCCTCGCCCACGCCTGCGTCGGCGTGTTCGTGACCGTGGACGGCAAGCCGGATGGCGACCCCTCGACGTGGCCGCGGTTCGATCAGGATCTCGCCCAGATGCTCGGGATCGACGAGGCCCCGGATGGGTCGAAGATCGAGCCGACCACCGCTGAGATCGTCCGCGCCCTGTACATGACCGACGGGGCACTGCTCAACACCGCCCGCGCCCTTGACGCCTGGTCCGCGCCGGCCATCCTGCGGCGCGAAGAGGAGCACGCGGGAAACTGACCGGCGACCCCGCCATCGAGTGGGCAGGGGTCGCCGCCAGCTTCGGGCTCGACCCGATCAGGTTCCTCGATCTCTCGCCTGAGGATGCACCGTTCGCGGTCGCCGCGCTGAAGGCCGCGGTCAAGCAGCGTCAGGAGGAGTCGCTCGGCGACATGGACTACCTCGCCGCGCGCACCGCATCCCACACCGTCATCGGCTTCGCGAACGTCATGCGGGGCTTCCTGCGATCTCTCTTCAGGAGGTGAGCCGTGGCTGAGGAAGAGGTCGGGATCCGGCTCGCGCTGAAGAATCGCCGCGAGGTCCAGCACGGCATCAACGAGGTCGGCGACGAGTTCGACCGGGTTGGCGACGAGGCGCAGCAGGCCGGCCGGAAGGCCCGCATCGGTGCCGCCGGGATGGTCGCGTTCGGGAAGTCGGGTCGGCTCGCTGGCCGTGCCGTGGTCTACGGGTTCGGTGCCGCGTCCGCTGCGGTGGTCGGTGCCGGGATCGCGCTGACGAAGTTCTCGAAGGACTCCATCGGTGAGGCCCGGGAGGCGCAGAAGGTTGGCGCGGTCACCGCGCAGATCATCAAGTCGACCGGCGGTATCGCGAACATCTCCGCGCGTCAGGTCGGTGACCTTGCCGGCGCGATCTCGGTGAAGGCAGGGATCGACGACGAGGCCATCCAGTCCGGGTCGAACCTGCTGCTGACGTTCAAGAACGTCCGCAACGAGACCGGCCGCGGCGCCAAGATCTTCGACCGGGCCACCCGGTCCGCGGTCGACCTGTCCGCGGCCGGTTTCGGGTCCATCGAGTCCGGGTCGAAGATGCTCGGCAAGGCCCTCAACGACCCGCTGAAGGGCATCACCGCGTTGTCGCGGGCCGGGGTCACGTTCACCGAGGGCCAGAAGAAGCAGATCGAGCGGTTCGTCGAGCAGAACGACCTCCTGTCCGCCCAGAAGATGGTGCTCAAGGAGGTCGAGTCCCAGGTCGGTGGCGTCGCCGCAGAGCAGCGAACTTGGGGTGAGCAGGCCGCCGTCTCGTGGGGCAACATCCAGGAGTCCCTCGGCACCGCGCTGCTGCCGATGCTGGACCGCACTCAGCGGTGGTTCGTCCAGGAGGGCGCTCCTGCGCTGGAGAACTACGTCAGCATCTTCGAGCGACGCGGCATCCCGAAGATCCAGGAGTTCGCCGGGATCTTCGAACGTCGCGGTGTGCCCGCGATCAAGGACTTCTACCGTGAGGCGAAGCCTCTTGTGGACGACGTGCTGCCGCAGGTCGCCGGCTATCTCTCCACTACGAAGGACACCGTCAGCATCCTTGCCCCGAAGCTGAAGACGATCTTCGACAGCTTCAACTCGTTGCCAGACTGGGCCAAGGAAGCCGTGGTGATCGGCGGTGCCGGTGCCACGATCGCCGGCCGGCTCGGCGTCGGCAAGCTACTCGGCTCGCGCAACCTCGGTGGTACGGGAATCATCGGCGCCGTCACCCGAGCCAAGCCGCTTCCTGTGATCGTGGTGAACGAGGGCTTCGGCGTGCCTGGAGCTCCCGGGAGCAAGCCGAACGCCCCGGTGCCAGTAGGTTCTCCCGGCACCGGCCCGGGCGCACCCAAGCTGCCGGGCCTGTTGACGACCCTCGCTCTCGGCGCTGGCGTGACGTACTTCAGCAAGGACGGGGTCATCAACGACCTCGCGGGCAAGAAGATCGACACCGACGGCCAGCAGCTCGCTCTGGGCACGCTCAACAAGAGCCTGTCCGAGACCGGGAAGTCGCTCGCGCTGGGCGCCGACAACGCCGCCGAGTTCGACCAGGCGCTCCGCAATCTGTCGTACAACGCGAGCCCAGCGAAGGCCGCCCAGCACTTCATGGACTACGCCGACCGAGTCGGTATGACTCGCGACGCGCTCGCGAAGGCCGTGCCAGGGTTCGCCGGTGCGATGCGCACGTGGCAGCAGGAGTCGCTGACCGCTGGCAATCGCACGAAGTGGCTCACGACGCTGATCAACGGTCCGGGCGGGCTCTCTCCCGCGATCGCTGCCGTCGAACGCCCGCACGTCGGCTCCCTGCGGATCGACGGCCTGGACGCGGCGATCGAGAAGACGAACACGGTCCGACAGAACCTGCTCAACATGCCGGCACTGGGGTCCTACGGTTCGGGTCTCGGCGTCCTCGCACCGCCGAAGAAGCCGAAGGCCCGAGCGCTCGGTGGCGATGTGCGTGCCGGCGATGCCTACGTGGTCGGCGAGCGTCGCCCGGAGCTGTTCTTCCCGAAGGTCGACGGCTACATCCACCCGCGGATCCCCGAGCAGCCCCGGTTCGGTGAGGAGTTCTGGGGCGACGCTCGCAGCGCTGATGGCGCCATCCACATCCACAACTACATTGACGGCCGGCAAGTCAGCGAGACGGTCATCGACCGGTTCACTGGCGAGGAGGCTCGACGGTGACGGTGCTGCGGCAGGTCCTCCTACAGCCGGTGCTTCCGGCCCGACCCGAGTTCCTCGTCCTCGACCTGGTTGGCGAGGACAAGCTGTCGGGTGGTGTTGCGACCTGGAGCACGCTGAACCGACCACGTCGTCGTGATGCGATCCAGTTCGATGGCGTCACCGGATTCACCTACGTGCTCCCGCTGTTGATCAACGGTCTGGACGCAGCGCCCGGGGTCGATCTCGTGGTGGAGCCGCGGGTGCAGGTGCTCCAGTCGTGGGCGAGCAGCGTGCAGACGACCAGGCAGCCGGTTGTGCTGCGCGCCACGGGGCCGTTGCAGACGCCGGAGACGGTGCGGTGGGTCATCACCGGGCTGGACTGGGGCGCCAAGGTCCGCGACAACCGGGGCCGGCGGATCCAGCAGTACGTCACCGTCACCCTCACGCAGTACGTGACTGCAGTGGTGCGGAAGTCGGCGGCGAAGCGCTCCCGGGACCGCAAGGGCAAGGACAAGGCCAACGGCAAGAAGCCTCAGGGCAAGCCGCAGGGCAAGAGCAGCGGCAAGGGCTAGTGGTGGTCACCAATGCCGCGGTGGTGCTGCTGGAGGAGCTGAACCTCCGCAACGGCCGCCGCTCCTCGATGCTGGAGCTCGAAGAGGCCATCGTGGAGCCGCCCGAGCTGCTGCTGACCATGTCGGGTGCGTGCACGCTCACGCTGGTCGTCGGCGACGCCACCCGCGTGCTGACCCGGTCTCCGTTGATCGGTGAGAAGTCGTGGTCGACGGTCCTCGGGATCCGGTTCGAGCTGGCCGCGGTCCGCAAGGTCGGTGACCGGATCACGCTCACCTACGAGGACGGCGTCACGGCGGCGCTGCGTCGCCGCAAGGGCAAGCAGGTCATCCCGGGCAAGTCGATGACCCGTACCGCGATCGTGGCTCGCCAGGTGAACGAGGCACGGGTGCCGGCACTGATCTACCCCGGCGCGAAGCGGAAGGTGGGCAAGCCCGTGAAGCGGGGCGGTGACACCTCGGCGTGGGAACTCACCGGCTCACTGGCCGAGGAGGTGAACCTGCGGCGGTTCTCCACCGGCACCCAGCTCGTGTTCGCCTCCGACGAGTGGCTCATGGACCGCTTGGAGCCCGTCGCCCTGGCCGAGAACCAGGGTGCGGTCCGCAACATCGACTTCGACCTAGACCAGGGAAAGCGCGCGTCTCGGGCCACGGTGCAGCTCGACGCGACCGCCGGTGCGATGCCTCCCGGACTCCCGGTCATGCTTGGCGACGACATGGGCCCGGCGGCCGGACGGTGGCTGGTCCAAGACTTCCGCCGCAGCCTGTCCTCGACCCAGGTCACGGTGACCCTGACGCGAGCCCGTCACGTCCTCGCTGAGCCGAAGGCATCCAGCAGGGGCGACCTCGGCGACGACAGCTTCGTCACCGGCAGCGGGTCCGACACTGGCGGGAAGGCCGCTACGGCCGCCCGCGCGAAGATGGTGGCGTTCGCGCTCGCCCAGAACGGCAAGCCCTACGTCTACGGCGGACATGGGCCGAGCGTCTGGGACTGCTCCGGGCTCGTTCAGGGCGCTACCGCAGCCGCGGGTCACGTGCTCCCGGCGCCGTCGTCTTCGCAGGCTGCGGCGGTCGCCGGGGCCGGCAAGGGCATGTCGATCGATGCTGCGATCCGCACTCGCGGCGCGCTGCTGTTCATTCAGACCTCGACCGCCCATCACGTGGCGATCAGCCTCGGCAACGGCTCCACCATCGAGGCGATGAACCCCGAGGCCGGTGTCGCCATCGGCTCTGCGGCTGGTCGCGGGTGGACCTCGGCCGGCTACTGGATCTGACGAGAGCACGGGAGGGGTCCGGCATGACGCGTGACGGGTTCAGGCAGTTCCTCAACGGTCGCCCCACGGTGGAGGCCGCGGAGGCGGTCACCGCGAAGGTGATCCGTGTCGACGGCGGCATCCACGCTGTCGCTCTCGACGACGACGAGCGGCACCCGATCGGGCCCTGCCGTGGCCCCGCCGAGGTGCAGGTCGGTGACATCGTCCTCCTGATCGAGACCAACGAACTGCCGTGGGTCGCTCAGGTCGACGCACAGGTCGGCGGCGCGTGATGCCCCGCCACCTCGCGTTCCCCCTCGCGGTCGGCGTCGATGGCGCCATGGCCACCCTGGAGCAGGACGCCCCGGCCGAGGTCGCCCAGGCGGTCGCGCTGCTGCTGTCCACCGAGCCCGGTGAGCGCGCCGCGGAGCCCGAGTACGGCTACCCGAGCCCGCTGGGCCGTGGCGTGGATCCGGTGGAGGTGGCCGACGTCATCGCCGACTGGGAAGACCGGGCCGATCCGGCGCTCGTGCAGGTCACCCTGAACACGCTGGTCGAGCAGCACGCGGTCGTGCACCCCAGCATCCCGACCACCAGCACCGGCACCGATGTGGAGGGCGCGTAGATGGCCTGGGAACCCCCCGAGCTCCCCGAGGATCAGGACGAGGTCATCGGACGGATCCTCGATAACCTCCAGGACCGCATGGACGGCTGGGCGCCCTACGACGGGCAGCCCGAGGTTGCCCTGGCGCAGGAGATCGGCCGAGAGACGGTCGTGGTCAACGCCCGGATGCGGGACCAGATCGAGTACGCGGTCGCCGGGATCGGCAGCACGGTCTTCGACGTGCCGTATGCGCTGGCCACGACCGCTGCGATCAGCGTGCAGCTCACCGTGACCGGCACCGGCGTGGTGGTCCCGGACGGGTTCATGGTCACCGGCACCAACCCGGTCGGTGAGGACGTGAACTTCGTGCTCCTCGAGCCCGTCACCGCCGCCACGACCACCCCGGTGGTGACCATGCACGCCGCGGACGCCGGGTCTGCCGGCAACGGCGTCCCCGTGGGGCCGCTCTCGATCATCACCGCGACCTCCACCGTGATCACCGCGTCCGCAGTCACGGCCTCCGCTGGTGGCTCCGACGACGAGCTGCGCGACACCTACCTCGACCGCCTCGTATCCCGACTGTCGGTACTGCGCCCCGGTGGGGTGCTGGCCGCGGACATGGCCGCCCTCGCACGCACCGTCCCCGGCGTCACCCGGGCACTGGGGATCGACAACTACGACGCGCTGTCGGAGGCCATCGACGCCGAGAAGACCGTGTCCGTGTTCGTCATCGACAACGTCGGGGCGCCGGTCTCGGTCGGGGTCAAGGCCGACGTGCAGGACGCCCTGGAGGCGGTCCGGGAGCCGGGGTTCGTGATCTACGTCGAGGATCCGACGTACACCGCGGTGGATGTCGTCTACGACGTGGTCGCCGACGCTGGGGCCGATCCGGGCGAGGTGGCCGCGGCGATCGAGGCGGCGGTGCTCGCCTACCTCGACCCCGCGACGTGGGGCACCACCGTGGATGACGACACCACCTGGCAGGCCGCTGGCATCGTGCGTCTTTTCGACGTCGCCGCCACCATCGGCCGCGTTCCCGGGGTGGCGGCGATCGTGTCGGTCACCCTCAACGGCGCCGCGGCGGATGCCGTGCTGGCGGGCCCGGCCGCGCTCCCCGCCCCGGCTGACGCCGTCGATCCGACCACGGTCGCCGGGACGGTCTCCTGATGAGCGTCGCCGAGCGCGTTGTCGACGGACTCGGGCCCGCGTTCCAGAAGGCCGCGGGGCCGGTGCTCGACGACCTCGCCGGCGGGCTGACCAGCGAACTGGAGACTGCCGACCTGCTCGCCACTCCGACACCGGGCGGTTGGTCGGCCGCGTTCGACCTCGTCACCACCCCGGACCCGGCGTGGCTCGGGTCAGCGACCGGCACCACGGTGCCTGCTGGTCTCACTCTTGAGGAGCAGCGCGCCTACGTGAGGGAGCGGCCCGCGTGGCGCCGCGGGAGCCTCGACGCGATGGCCTCCGCGGTCCGGACGCTCCTCGCCGCGCCGAGCCGTGTCGGGTTCGCCGAGCGGCACGACGCCAACGCCTGGCGCCTGCGGATCCTCGTCTACGCCGCAGACGCGAGCGGCATCACCGAGGCCCAAGTTCTCGCCGCAGCCGCGACACAGAAGCCGGTCGGCCTGGTCCTCGACGGCGTGACCGTCGTGCCCGCGGTCACCTACGACGACCTCGCCGGGATGTACGACGACTACGCCGCACTCGAAGTCGAGGGGTGGGGCTACCCGCTCACCCTCGAAGACGACATCCCCGGCATTCGCTGGTGGAGGCCCGCATCCCGCATCACCCGGTACGCCCGGACGCGCGTGATCGCTCCGACCTACGCCGAGCGCAGCGCACGGTTCCCGACCTACCGCAGCAGCCGAGACCACGACCCGCAGGAGGCCTGACATGCCCACCACACCGGCTTTCGAGCTTCCATATCCCGGCCCCGGCTCCCCAGACAACGTCCCTGCCGACCTCTACGCGCTCGCAGGTCGGCTCGAGGAACTGCTCCCGACCTCGGGCACCTACGAGCCGACCCTGACGTTGGTCGACAGAGCAGCCTCGGCAACCACGCCCGCCCCGTGGCTGTGGAGCCGCATTGGGGACATCGTGACCGTCGACGGACAGATCCAGATCACCCCGTCCACTACCGGTCAGGTGTCAGTCGACGCCTCCCTGCCAGTGCCGTCGAACCTCGCTGCGAACGGTGATCTGAGTGGCGTCATGGGGTCAGGCGTGAGTAGTGCGACGGCGGGCTTGGTCGTGGCATACAGCATCCAAGACCGCGCGCGCCTCCAGTTCGTCGCGGCCTCGACCACCGCGGTCTACTTCGGCGTCCACTTCGCCTACAGGGTGATCTGAGGTTCGGCGCGTGAGCGAATACGTCGTCGGAGCCCTGATCACGGCCGCGGGCGCGGTGCTGCTGTTCGTCCTCAACCGGATGTTCGGCACCGACTCGTCAGCCTCGGTCGCGAACCAGTGGAAGGAGTGGTCGCACGAGCAGGGTCAACGCATCATCGATGAGCGCCTTCGAGTCGACGGCCTTGAGCAGCGCGTCGACGAGCTCGAGAAGGATCTGGCCGCCGAGCGAGAGTCCAACCGGGTTCTGACCCAGCGCAACGAGCGCCAGTCGTCGATGCTCACGTCCCTGATCCGGTGGGCGATCCTCCTGCGCGATGAGGTCGTGCGGCTCGGCGGCCAGGTGCCGCCCGCGCCCGTCGAGGTCGAGAACGCGCTGACGACCCTCGACCCGTAGCCCTCCGCTCCACTCTCCGCGTCGCGCTGCTGCTCGACGCCATCTCCAAGCGAACTCCAAGCACAGGCAGGGCTTGGAATTCGTCCGCTTGCCCGAAGGAGGCATCCAAATGCCCACTCCCAACCCGCTGGCCATCGTCACGTTCCGTGGTCGTCGCATGGACCGCAAGACCGCCACGGCGCTGGCCATCGCCGAGCAGCGCCTTGGCTACGAGCTGACCGTCACGCAGGGCTGCTACAACACGGGCGGCGTCTCGGCTTCAGCGGGCACCCACGATCGCGGCGGCGTCGTCGACCTCGCACCCTACGACCACGTGCACAAGGTCAAGGTGCTGCGCGACCTAGGGTTCGCCGCCTGGTACCGCCCCGCGATCGCCGGACTGTGGCCCGCGCACATCCACGCCGTGATGATCGGACACCAGGATCTCGCGCCCTCTGCCGCACGTCAGGTCCCGGCCTACCTGGCCGGGCGCGACGGGCTCACGGGCAACCGGCTCGACGCCAACGCCTACCGGCCGGACGTAGAGCCGTTCGACTTCGCAGCCGCCTGGCGTGACGGGCTGCTCCGGCAACGCATCAAGGGCATCAAGGCGCGACGGAAGACGTTGGCCGACAAGGCATCGCGGCTCAAGTCGCAGATCACCTACAGGCGTTGACCGTGGCACTCCTGGTCACCGCCAACCTCGGCCGCGGCGCCGACACCGCCGAGTTCCTCCGCAACGTCCGCGCGATCGACGCTGAGGCTGGGTCCGGTGCGGTCATCGGCTTCCAGGAGATCGACGAGGACGACCGCCCCGACGAGCACGGCGCTCTCCGCCACGTCCTCGGCCGCGCGTTCTCCTTCACCAACTGGCACACCCGCGTGCCCATCGGTTACGGCCGGCGGTGGAAGCGCAAGCGCAGCCAGGCCATCAGCGCGTCCGCCGGTCTCTTCCGACTCTCGCCCGCGCGAGTCATCTCAGAGGCCGTTCTTGTCCACGATCGCGGTCTCGAGCTCGTCGTGCTGAACGTCCACTTCCCTCGCAACGACCCGCGACTGCTCTCCCGGTGGCGCTCGGTCGACGCCAAGCTCCGCAAGCGCATCGCGCACTGGCACGCCCGCGGGCGCACGGTCGTCTGGCTGGGTGACGCCAATCGGGGCCGCCTCGGCCCGATGCATCCGTTGGAGCAGACGCTCGCACACGACGGCCTCGACTGGATCCGCGTCATCAAACACCCCGCCGGCGCCCAGGTACGCCGGACTGACACCGGGACGGTCGACCTGACCATCGACGGCCACGACGCCCTGTGGGCACGCGTGGACCTGCACACCCCGAAGGAGCACCGATGAACGACCAGACCGCCACCACCATCGACAAGATCATCACCGCCGGCAAGGCGCTCGCCGCCATGCTGGTCTGCGCCGCGGCGTACCTCGTCGGGATCCTCTCCGGCGACCAGACCCTCGCGGACGTCACCACCGTCCAGTGGCTCGGCCTCGTCGTCTTCATGGGCGGCGCCTACGGCCTGACGTACTCGACCCCGAAGCGCGTCGGTCGCCGTGGCCGCGCGATCGACGAGTAGTTCCGTGCTCTCCCGCCCGGCGCGCCTGGTCCTGGGGATCGGGATCGGCTCACTCATCCAGCCCGCAATGGCTGTCGGGGCGTGGCTGCTCTGGCAGGTCCAGTCCCGTCCCGCTCGCACCCGCTAGGAGATCCTCGTGCCTGAGATCGTCAACGGCATCACCGTCCCCGTCGACGGCGACCCGATCAACCTGCCCGGCGACCTCAAGACGTTCGCGGAGGACATCGGGACCGCGGCTCAGGAAGCTGGTGCGGCGGCAGCGGTCGGGTACGCGAGCTCGCTGGACGACGCGAAGGTGAGCGCCCTCCTCGACGACCAGGGCACCGAGACCGCTTCCGCGCTGTCGGCCTCGATTGGCGCGGTCGGCGGTGGTCTGTTCATGCCCCAGGGATACGGCGCCCGGGCGCTCGCGTCGAAGTGCGCCATCGGCGTCAACGCCGCCGTGGGGATCGCGGGTGACTCCACGGCCGACAAGCCCTACGAGTACCTGCAGATGGGGCTCGCGGCGTTCATCAAGCAGTTTCCCCGGCAGTCGGCCGACCGCTACGAATGGGATGGCACCAGCGCCTATGGGACACCGCAGCCGATCCTCACTGGCATCACCGCGCGCACCGTAGTCATGCGCGACGAGTTCGACCGGTCCGCCGCGGACCTCGTAGGCTCAACGCCCAATGTTGGTGTCGTATGGTTCGCGATCGGCAACGGTGCCGGCGACTGGGAACTGAACGGGTCTGCATGCGTCGCGACCGCCGACGCCACATCTGGCTCGGTCTTCACGACCGTCGTCGCTGGCGACGGCGAGCTGGTCGCCAACCTCACCCTCGCAGCCAACGACGCCCCCCGTTTCGTCGTCAAGCGCGTCAACGACTCGAACCGCATCCGCATCGACGTCCAGCGCAACAGCTCCGGCCAGTACCGCCTCCAGCTCTGGAAGTTCATCGGCGGCGTGCAGACCGCGATTGCCACCTCCGAGTACTTCTTCCACAACACCGCCGTCACGACATTCGACGTGACCTGCCGCGTGGTCGGCACCCGCGTGACCGGCTCGGTCAACGGTCAGTACATCGGCGGCACCCTCTCGACCGACGACGTCACCGCCCTCTCAACCGGAACGGGGGTCGGCCTGGAAGGCGCCAACCGGGGCGCAGCGATCATCAACCGCATGGAGTGGGCCACAGTCACGGCGGCCACCAGTTCGGGCGCGGTGGCCATCTACAACGGCTCCAAGTCTGGGTCGATCCTCTCTTATCAGGAGGGCGTCATCTCGACCCTGTTCCCCTCTGGCACGTTGCTCGACGTGGCGATCGTGAACTCCGGGCACAACTACGGGTCTGGGTCGGCCTCCTCCTACCTTGTGGCGATCGACTCCTTCATTGAGACACTGCGCACCGTGCAGCCTGACTGCGGCGTCGTCATCGCCTCGCAGAACCCCGAGGTGTCTCCCGCGCCCAACGTCGCCGCCCACGCGGCTCGGAACGCTGCACTGCCCGGGTACGCCGCAGTCAGGGGCTACGGCTACATCCCGAGCTGCGAGACCTTCGCGACCATGCTCTCCATCGGGCCGGCTTACATGCAGTCCGATGGCGTGCACCCGACCGGGGGCTCCGAGGGTGGCGCCGGCGTCCAGTCAGCGGCCGTGATCACCTACCTGAACCGACTCGCCGGCCTCGCGGCCTAGGGGCGGCGGCCTCCCAGTGACCGCTGCGTGCGCGCCAGGTTGGCTGCGAAACCTCCGGTTCAGGTTCGGGCTTTGGCTCGAGCTTCGGTGCGTCGACCTCGGCGCGCGTTAGCGAGTAGGCGAGGCCGATCGCACACCAGGCGGGGATGCTCGCGAGGAGACCGTTCTGAAACGCCAGCACCTCGGTGGAGTTATGCACGACGAACATCAGGAACAACGCCGCGCCAAACCGGCCGGACGCCTGCCGCGATGTCGCCACCGTCTTCCAGACCGTCAGCAGCACAAACGCGACCAGCGCGAGGCCGAACACCCCGAGTTGGAGATAGGTCTGCATGTAGAAGCTGTGGGACGACAGGTCCGTAGGCAGGAAGTCTCCCGGCAGCGACCCAACACCGAGGCCGAACCACTGGCCGTCCTGGTCGACGCGGCGAGTGATGTAGGGCCAGAGCCAATCGCGACCTGATAGCGCGCGGCGACCCGACTCGGCGGTGATGCGCTGCGAGATCTCGATCGCCAGCCGGTTCGCGTGGGCGTTGAGGAAGTACCACGTGATCGCCCAGATGGTGCCCACGGCCCCGATCAGACCGACAAGCCAAAACACCTTGGGTCGCAGCGCCGTAGCGCCCCAGTAGGCCAGCATCAGGATCAGGGTGAACCCGATCATGCTGCGAAAGTCCATCCGGAGCGCCAGGACGCCGGTCATGGCGAACACTGCGGACGTGTAGAACCAGGCGTTGTGCGGCTTGCGCACGATCAGGAGCAGCGCCCCCAGGGTGAGGAGGTAGACGATCGATCCGCCGACGATGTTCTTCGGTAGGCCTGACCCGGCCGACCCGACGATGCCGCCGACGATTAGCACGAAAGCCCCCAGTCGGAACAACGAGTACCCGAGCATCTCCTTGCCATAGGCCGCGAACAGGAGCAGCGTGCCGCCGGCCGCCACGGTGCTGATGGTGTGCCGGTAACCCTGCGTCGGGTCCTCGGAGAACAGAAGGGTCCCGATCAGGTAGACACTCATGAGGGTGAAGACCGCGGCCGAGAGGCGTGGGATACGGCTGGCACGACTCAGGATCGGGATAAGGGACGTAATCGCCGCGCCGGCCATCACGAGGTCACTGCCCTCAGGGCTAACCCCGTTCACCGCCGGCACGGAGATGAACATCAGCCCGACCACGGCGGCGAGCAACCGCAAGTCGGTCAGGTCCGGCTGTTGCCGTGTGGTGCTGATGGACAT